GGGTCTACAGAGTAAGGATAAGTTTCTGGTAAATAATCTGCAAACACTTCATACAAAAGTTTAAATTCTTTTTTTTGAGAATAATAGCAACGCTTATGAATTGCTGACATGATTTTAGATCCACGTTCTAACAATGCAATAGTGGTTCCAACAGGAGCGTTTTGATTACCATCTCCTACTTGCATATCTGCAATAGATGCAAATCTTTGACCTGACTGAACTACAAACCCAAGTAAACTATATAATGTTTGAGACGGTTCCTTATAAGGCAACGGTATTAATGCATTTCTTAAATCACCATTAGGTGCATCAATGTCTCTAAACTCTCCAGGCTGTAACGGCTCTGCGTCATCTCTTATTCTAATGCCCCTTGATTTAAAACCAGCAGGTAAGTTAGCCAAAGTTCCTGCATCGATCAATTGTCTTAAAAGATCTGTAGCTGTTCTAGACAATCCACCTATCATATGTATCAAACCAAAACCATAAAAGCCAAGGCCAGGTAAAAACTTGTAATGTACAAAATACTGTTTCTTCATTTTTTTATCGTCACCCTTTTCGAAGTTTCTTCTAATGCCTACAACTTTATTAGAGCCATCCTCTACGGTGACAATGTAAGGAATTTTTATCCCATTCTCGTCTTCAAAATTTTTAAGATCTAAAGAAGTATGAAACTCATATAACTTAACAACCTTATCTCCATAATTAGGTTTTAATCCGTCTATCTCATCATATTTCTTTTTAACATTATCTTGCTCATACTCAGATGGTATGATCTCCACATCTCTATAAAAACCGGAAACTTGTTTTTTTCTAAAGTCATTGTAACTCATGTTAATAACTTGACATATTCTCTCACAGCTATCTAAGTCTGTTGCCATATAATTAACCACTAAGTCTTCTGCAGGAATAAATTTAGAGACTGCTCTATCCATTAATTCATCATAATAAACTTTTTTAAATGTCGATCCCGCTAAAGGTAAATAAAATAACATCTGATCATACTCAGGAGTGTAATCCTCCATCTTTGACATGATCTGATAATTCATAAACTCTTGAACTCTTTCTGCTCTCGAATATTTTTCAGGAGTCTCATTGCCCATAATAATTGTTCTAACAGGTCCCCCTGCTGGTAATAATTCTTTAAAAGCTGTAGCTTGAAACTGTGTTGCACTTTCTGCTAACAAAGGGTGTGTAGCACCACTAGCACCTTGAAACGGTCTGGATCTTGTCTCATAATTTAAACCTAAAAGATCAAGTCCCTTTACATAAGAGTCTTCCCAATCTTTTCTTGAAGCTTTGTCGTTTTCAAAATCATTCATCAACTCACTAGATAGTTGATCTAAATCTTCCTCGTCTATAACCTCAGCAAGATTAGAATAGAACTCTATCTCTCCCGGTAATTCATTAGGGTCGAAGTCTATCGTGGCTCCTCCCTGTTCATCCATTTCTATTTCTAATCCCTCAGGAGCCGGGACTCTTTGTCCATCAACCACCACTTCAGTTTCTTTTTTTAAAATTTCAAGTTCAGGTTTACCACTAGGGTCTATAGCTTTATCAATATTATCTACCATTGTTTATAGGTCTCGTTAAATAATTTATATCAACTAATCCACCATTTACAAGCGATGGTATTTTTGGAATAGAGATAACTCCTCCTTGTCTTTTAAGTTGTATATTATTCTTTTTAAGTAGATTAATTACTTTTGTTGAGTCGAGGATGGCTTGGTATCCTTCGTCTCTTTTTTTGGAGATGTTCTCAATTTTTGAAAAGATATCGATGAACGACTCTGCGGTAAGTTCAACTTCTTGATCTGCTCGGGTGTCATTTTGTATAAAGTCATTTATATTTTCCTCGTATTGGTTACTTTCTATATAGTCACCATACCATACTGTGTCTATAATACCAACCTTTAAATCTTTACCAAAAACTGTTTGTAGTGCTTTTTCAACCTTTTCATTGTCTGGTTTTCCTTCAAAGGAGATTGTATCAAGAACAAATCCTCCTGTTACAGGGACTACGTTAAAATCATATCCAGATAAGCTGTGAACTTCTTGTAGTTGTTTTCTGTCAAATTTTGTATTTGGCACATAAAAAGAAGTTGTTTGCATCACTTCCGCATCGGGTTGCTCCATCCCTTCTTCCACAGTAAAGAAATTACTAGAAGCAGTTGCAGCTTGGTTTAAATTTTTTCCAAGAACAGACAATACAAATTTTCTTTGATCATCAGTTAGTTGAACCATTTGACCCTTATTATTACTATAAACTGACGGGATATATACGTTGTCTCCCACGTTACCTTCAAAAGTACCATACCCTTGTATCATCCTTGACATGGTTACTTTTTGTCCAACAACTTGAGAAACTAATTCTTCAATTATAGAGGGTGCTTTTCCTGATTTTGTTATTAACGATTTATTAGCATTTCTGTTTACCTTATCTATGCTGGACATTAAAACACTATCATCAGGGAAGCTTTGAATTAACTGTTCAATCTTTTGTCCTTGAGGACTTAGAAAAGATCCTGACTCAACTGTCATCTTAATACTTTCCTCAAATGGTTTTACTGTTTTTTGTAAATCTCTAACAAAATTAGGATCAGTGATAGATTCTTTTGTAATATCGTATCCTAGTTTTTCTAATTCATTTAAGACCTGTGGACCTATTTCTGAAAAATTTGTAGATCTGCCGCCCCGGCTTTCCGTCCACATCATGGCTTGTAATTCAAAAGGTTGAAGGGGCTCGTCTTGCGGGTCTTTTATATTGACATTTTCTGCAAGGTTATTGAGAGTCATTGTCATTAAAGCATACAAGTCTGGGTTGTTTGCTAAAGTCTCAGGATTCATTCCAAATATTTTTGCCATTTGTAAATCGTTAGTGGTATTTGGTAACCGGTCGTCTGTCCCTGCAAAATATTTAAAAGTATCAGTGTAATTTCTAAATTTTGGTGAATTAATTTTGGAGTCTTTATCTTTTAATAATACGTCTAAACTTTGAGAAGTTTTAAATCCCATTCGTATAGGTCTGCCTGCTAATACGTCTGACATTACTCCCAGGGCTATTTCTAAGTTTTGCTTAGGATTAACTCCTCCCGAGGTAGTAGAAACAATCTCTAAAAATAATTCTCTTTCTTTATCATCTAAATCTAAATCAGTCATTAATCCATTTAGAAACTCTCCACTTTGTTGCCACCAATATCTTGCTTTCTCATCTCTTTGAAGAGCGTTGTTTAACAATGAAGTGTCTGGCATTGTAAAATTAAATTTTTTAGCTAGCTCCTCTGCATTAATACCTGTTGCCTCTTCAAACTCTTCAAAGGTTTTGTTTTTAACTTGTTCTACTGTTTTATTGTTAAACTCATAATTTATTTTAGGAGCCTCTTTTGTTGTATAGTCCTCATTTCTTAAATCCTGATCTCCAAATACTTTTTGAGGATTAACGGCTTCAACATATGAATAAGGCTTGTCCGTTTTCATTTTGGGAGTAAATTCTTCTGGTAAAATGTTTATAACGTCCTCTGTAAATATTTCTCCTACTTTTTTTCCTTCAATGTCATATCCAAGTATTTTTACATCAACAGGTTTTCCCTCTTCGTTAATAAAATCTGCATCTAATAAAATATCTCCTGCTTCTGTCAGTGACCTTCCATACTTGTACGTCTGTTGATTAACAAACTGTTCTTGTCCACTTGGGGCGCTAACAGTAATATAAACAGGGATAGGGGTATCAGGATCTAATCTTCGAACATACTCTGCTCGATGTCTTCCCTCATGACCATCAATCTCTATTTGTCCTTTTTCATTTAAATTACCATTTAAGAACGGAACACTTAATCCTGTATTAGTATTTTCATAAAGCTTAAAGGCTGTCTTTGACTCTATACTGTTAAAATCTTTTTCTTCAGCCAACTTTAAAAAGTCTTCTGGTTTCATGTAAGTTAAAACTCTGTTCTTATAGGTTGTTTCTCCACCTGGAAAAGGATTAGCAGGATATTTAGCCCAAAATTTTCCTCCAACAGCATCACTAATATATCCTCCTTTATCAATTGCTTCTTGTTTATAATCGATATTAGGATTTCCTTTAACAAAATCTAAAATAGTTTCTTCTTTAAACATTTTGCTTTTCAGTCTTTCTTGTATTTCTTTTTCTTCGTCAGATGGACTATCTGACGGCTCAAGAACCGTCATAATAAAATCTTCTAACTTAGGAGCAGCAGCCTCTGTAAAACCTATATCACTTACTTTAGTTTTTTGTTCAGGGACATCTGGAGTAATTAAAGGCTCAGGTTTTGTTCCCTTCTT